AGGCAGAGACTGACGCCGCCAAGCGCGAAGCTCTGGCTGCCGAGGTCGAGTCCCTCACCAACGAGCTGCGCGAGGCCCAGGTCGAAGAGGCCGCCCAGCGCGCCCTGCTCAACCAGCGCACCCTCTCTCCTGAGGAGAAGAAGGAACTGAAGCGCTTCTCCCTCGCCAAGTTCATCCGCGAGGCGGCCACCAACCAGCTCTCCGGCTTCGAGGCCGAGATGAACCAGGAGGCCGACAAGGAGATGCGCGCCGCCGGTCAGTCCCTTTCCCGCGGCACGGGCATCCCGTCCATCCTCCTGGGTCTGCGGACCTTCGACAACAACAACATCACCACCGCGACGGAGGGCAAGGAATTCGCCGCCATCACGGAGTGGTCCTACATCGAGGCCCTTCGCAACGCCATGCTCGGCGCCCGTCTCGGTGTCCGCTACATCCCCGGCATGCAGGGCAACGCCCGTATCGTCAAGGGTGGCGGCGTGAGCGCCAGCTGGCTCGTCGAAGAGGGCGCTGCCTCCAAGGTGAAGGACAGCTTCTCCACGGTCGACATGACCCCGCACCGTCTGCAGATCCTCGGTGGCTACACCTACGACCTGCTGAAGCAGGCCGCTCTCCCTGTCGAGCGGATCCTCTGGGATGAGCTTATCCGCGCCCACGCCCAGGCCCTCGACGACGCCATCTTCAACGGCACCGGCTCCAGCGGCCAGCCTCTGGGCATCCTTGCCAACACCGGCATCGGCGACGTGGCCGGCGGCGCCAACGGCGCTGCCATCAGCTGGGCCAACATCGTCGCCCTGGAGAGCACGGTCGGCGCCGCCAACGGTCTGTTCGGCCGCCTCGCCTACGTGACCAACTCCAAGGTCGCCGGCGCCATGAAGGCCACTCCTCAGGTGACGGGCTACCCTCGCTACATGATGGAGGACGGCCGCACCAACGGCTTCGACGTCCACGTCACCAACGCCATCCCGTCCAACCTGACGAAGGGCACCGGCACCGCACTGTCCGCCATGCTCTTCGGCAACTTCGAGGAGGTCCTCGTCCCGCAGTGGGGCGGTCTCGACATGATCGTCGATCCGTTCAGCTCCAAGGCCAAGGGCGTCGTCGAGGTGACCGCCATCGCGTACCACGACGTGTGCGTCCGTCGTCCGGCCTGCTTCGCGGCCATCAAGGACATCAAGACCGCCTAATTCGCTGAGACATGACTACGCGCACCTACGGAGCATTCCAGCCCTCGCTCGCTGAGTTCAAGAGCCACATCCGCCTGACGACGTCGGACATGGATACGGATCTCCAGCTCAAGCTGCAGGCCGCGATCCGCTCGGCCGAGCACTACATCGGCCAGGTGATCGCGCAGTCGGTCTTCACCTACACGGGTGACTACGTCAAGACCCTCACCCTGGAAGCGCCGGTCATCGGCGTGACCGGGGTGAAGGTCGACGGCGTGGCCCTCTCCGACGGGGCGTGGTCCCTGTCCGGCAACGTGCTGACCGTCCTGACGGAGGGCGCCTCGATGGAGGTGACCTACACGGCCGGGATGGCTTCCGTGGATCCGGACATCAAGGCGGCCATCCTGCTCCATGCTGCTGCACTGTTCAACAACCCGGTGGACTCCGTGGAGGTGTTGCCGAAGGCTTCGACGCGCCTGCTGGATCCATACCGGACCTGGGGGGTGAAATGACATGGAGGCGCATCGGATCAACATAGGCGAGCTTGACACGCAGGTGACCTTGGTGGAGGTCACGCAGACCATCGGCGCCCAGGGCCAGAAGCAGCGCACCGAGACGGACTACGCCACGGTGTACGCCTACCTGGAGCCCCTGACGGACGAGATGGTCAGCGATGACAACCTCGAGGCCCGTACCAGCGTCGCCGTGACGATATACAAGGTCCCGCGGCTGACGACCCGGTGGCTGCTGCGCATCGGCGGCGTGCCCTACGAGATCCGGAGCATCGACCCCATCAGCCGATGGTCCACGCTCTGCACCCTCACCGCTTACACGATCGAGAAGTGATGGCAGCCGGAATCACCATACAAGGCCTTGACGACTGCCTGCGCTTCTTCGACCAGGCGCCGGAGAACCTCATGAAGGTATCCCGGACCGCATTGCGGGACGGGGCGAAGGCTGTGACCAAGGTCAGCCGCCAGCGGCTTCCGAAGAGGTGGCGCGGCCTGGTCCGTTACAAGGTCCTGCGCAACTACAAGGGCAACCTGCAGGTGCTGTGGGGTCTGTTCAACGGCCACCAGCGGCAGGGGCACCAGAACCCCAAGAACGCCATCGACGATTGGTTCAAGGCCTACTGGCTGAACTACGGCACCCTGGGCAACCGGGACCCGGAGCACCATTTCCAGACGGCCGTGAAGCACCGGAAGACGGCAGCCGCCGCCCGGCGTAAGAACACGGAAGGCATCAAGCCCCGCAAGTTTTTCGAGGCGTCGATCTCGGGCTGGGAGGGCACATTCACCGAGGCGTTCAGCGCCTCGCTCAAAAAGCAGGAAGACAAACTGTACGAGAGATGACGGAGAGTATCGGCATAAAGCTCACGGACCTGTGCAAGGACATCGTCCCGTTCTACCTCAGCGAGGCGGAGACGGAGGCGTACCCCTATGCGGTCTACGAGCAGACCGTCGAAGAGTTCCGGACGAAGGACGGGGTGTACAAGATCACCGCGGACAGTTACATCCGGGTCTATTCCAAGTCATTCGACGAGGCCCAGGCCAAGGCAGACCAGATCCGGGCGGCCCTGGACGGCAACCCCGACGGACAGTACGTCATTCGCCACCGGACCACCAGCAAGGATTGCGTGGAGGACGTGTGGGTGATAGAGCTCCTTTATTTTGTCAAACAAACAAGCTAAAACTCAAGCAATTATGGTTGAAGGTTACAACATCGCGCTGAATATCAACAGCAAGACCGTCCTGGGCCGCACCCAGGAGGATCTGACCATCTCGGCCGTCGTGAAGGAGTCCATCACCAAGGACGACAACGGCGTGACCCAGCGCTCCGTCGTGCGTCACGACGTGACGTTCCGGGTGGCTGCGCTCCTGTCGCTGAACGAGACCGGGCAGACCACGAAGCTGGGCCGCGACGATGTCATCGCCCTGGCCCTGGCGACGGGGTCCACGGCGGTCGTCCCGGTGCAGTATCTCTGCCAGGGCGGCGACACCTACGGCGGTAACGCCATCATCACGGGTTACAGCGAGAGCTCCAGCGCCGACGCCGACGCGGACACCACGCTGAGCCTCGATCTCCAAATCACCGGTGCATTCTCTAAAGTCAGCTAATGGACCGGATTGAACTCAATGGCATCGCCTATCGGGTGGAGGTCAACTGGAACGCCCTCGTGGCATTCCTGGAGGCCTCCGGCCGTGACGATGTGCAGTCCCTCATCGGGCTGTCCTCTCTCAAGCCGTCCGACCTTGCCGGGCTGCTCGCAGCGGCCATCAACGAAGGCGAGCGCCTCGAGGGGCGCGAGTGCGCCCTGACCGCCGAGGAGGTGGGTGCGCAGGCGGGCTTCGACACCATGGCGCAGTTCATTCAGATCTTCACCAGGCAGACGACGCCCAAGGGCAGCGAGGACGGAGGAAAAAAAGAGTAGCTGAGGGCGGAGCCCCGCCGCCTCTCAGCATCGGCAAGGTGCGGGGCCTGGCCTTCGGTGTGCTCGGGATGACCCGGAAGGAGTTCTACGAGATGCGGCCGGGCGAGTTCCTGGAAGCGCTCGCAGCGCACAACGAAGAGGTGACCGCCGACCGCCGGCACATGGGCGAGCTGGTCAGGGGCGCAACCCTGAGATTGTTCAACATCCAGGTGGCCCAGAAGAGCAGGATGCGCGACCCGGCGAAATTCTGGCCGATGCCTTGGGACGAGAGCCGGGCGCAGTCCGAACAAGATGAGATACGCCGCCTCGAGAGCCTCGACGAGGACGCGGCGAAAGCAGAGGCAGAGAAGTTTTTCAGCAGGTTGAACCATGGCAGCAAATAACGCCCCCAATATGAAAGTCGTCGTAGGCGCCGACACCTCGCAGTTCGATAAGGGCATGCGGGCGGCCAAGGCGCAGGTGCGCGACTTCAGCAAGGTCAGCTCCGACGCCCTCGGCAAGCTGGGCGAAGCCTTCGGCGTGAACACCGCCCAGATCGAGAGGGTGACGGGCGCCATCGGCGGCCTGGGGCAGCGGATGTCGCAGGCCGGATCGGAAGGCACCAAGGCCTTCGGCAACCTGCTCTCCAGCGTCACCAAGCTCAACGCCGGCCTGGTGGGCCTGGGGCTCGCCGGTGTGGTCGCCAGCTTCAAGGCGCTCAACGCCGAGGCGGAGAACTTCAAGAGTACCGTTGCCGGAGCCAACATCGAACTCCAGACGCAGGCCTACATCCAGACATATAAGCAAGCTATGCACGACATCAATGCCCAGACCGGGCGTGATATTGCGCAGATGCAGGCGAATGCGCAGAAGTTTTGGGCGACGGCTCCCGGCCGGGCTGCCTCTCGCATGGCCGCCCTTGGTGGCGGCAGCGCTACGGGCTACATGTATGGATCGGTCCAGCAGTTGGATCTGCAGCGGAAGATAGCCGAGAACCAAGCAAACGCCGTAGCAAAGGCAGAAAGAGCCGAGCAGATCCAGGGCCGGCTCTACGAGCTGACCCGCCAGCAGTCCGACGCCACGCGGCAGATCGCTGACCTCGACGCGGAGATCGCCAACTACAAACTGATCTCCCGCGACGAGACCTACAGCACCGCCGAGCGCATGCAGGCCATCGACAAGGTGACCGCGGCCATTCAGCAGAAATACTCCATCCTGTTGCCCATCGAGCAGGAGCGGACGCGGCTCATGGACGAGAT